GGTGTATTTGTAATTGTTCCATTGGATGCCAAATCCCCATCATTAGTAGTTGCAATCGAATTTAAGAATTTATCGTCTGGCGTTTGTATACTAGTAGATCCTACAGTGTTTGGACTATTAATCCACATTCCAGATCCTGTGTCATATGTCAATACATCTCCGTTTGCAATTGGAGAAACTAGTGCTACATCAGTTAATGAAGATAAAAAAGTAACTCCTGTTCCATTCGTCCATAGTTCCCAGTCAGTATCTGTTCCGTTCCATGGACTAGGTAATAGTTTCCAATATTCATCTGAATCTTGCGTACCAACAATCATACCAGTCTTTCTTCGCTCGTCTGTTATTGCATTTCTTTCTGTCTTATCTGCAACATTTCGTAAACCATCATAGACATATGTCATATCCATGATAGCGAACGTATCAATCGTATCCGTTGGTGCGAATGTTCCCGTTACTGGTATTGTTCCTGGTATTAATGGCATTGTAATTTAGTTTTTTTCCATATGAAACCTCCAGCAGTTTTCCGTTCGCCACTACACGCTCTTGATATACCACTTCCTGATATATACAAGGTATTTGATGCAGATGTGATACTGTCCCATTTCTTTATAATATTCATATTTTTATCATATTGTTCAACTTTATCTGAATTAGTTTCTGAAATTAATTTTTTAGTAGCATCACTATGCGATACAATATTTGGTCCATTATTCTTAAAGTATTTAATTAATGTATTAGATATTTTATTTTTTGTAGTTTTATTCATATCCTTACCTTTATTCCAGGGTATTCTTCCTCTCATTTTAAGCTTTTGTTCTTCTGTGAATTTATATCCAGATGTTACGTTTCCACCTCCTACTAGATTTGTTAATTTTATTCCATTTCGTTTAAGTATATCGATCCAATATATTTCACGATTATTACACTCTTCTAAATTATCCAATGTTTCTATGCACTCGATTAGTGGTGCTTCATTTATCGCGACAAGCGATTTAATCCATGAGTTTTTATAAGATTTTTCATTTGATCTATACATATGATAATACAATCTTCTATCTAATGTAAGAGATGTTTGCCCTACATATCGTATCTTAGCAGTAACTGGATCTATTAAAAAATATATCTTGTATGTTTTCCCTGGTATTAATGCCATTTTCTTTTTTATTTCTTTTAACTTACTGCTATCACGATACTTCCGCCTAGCATGTTTTTTGATCTATATACTCTATAGTCTATCGTTACTCCGTTAGGATTTGTTACTGAAACTAATTTGAATTTATATATTCCAGATCCGGTATCAGTATATCCTTCAGGTACATCTGCCATCGCTACTCCTAGTCCAGTTCCATTATCTTTGATGAATGTAGGTTCTGCAAACGTAGTCGGTACTGCGAAGTATTTAAATCCTCCAGCTGCCATTGAGAATGTTCCATTCATTGACGTAGTTAATGCATTTCCAACAAGTGCCTCTATTTGAGATTCAGTAAGTGTTGTATTTGTACTTGTTCCCCAGAAACTTCTCCATCTCCAGTTTATTTGATAGTCTTTGGTCATAATTGATGCATTTGTTCTAGTTGCTTGTATTCTCCATACATGACTTGCTTGAGCTGTGTATGTAATTGGAGAAGGTAATGTTATTGTTTCATTTCCATCGTTTACCAATCCACTTGCTAGTACTACGGTTCCTCCTGTTATATTAAGAATAGACGTAGAACTTGGCTGAATATTAGCAGCATTCGATGTAGACCAATTAAACGTTCTACTCGTATTAGCTACAGTTGCTCCTACTTCTAACGTAGTTGATTGACTCGCCATGCTAAATGCTGTAAATTGTGGAACTTGATATGGGTATAATAATGCATCCCACATTTGAGTCATTGTTTGATTTGAGAATGTACTACCTGATGCAATACCTCCAATCGTTGTTGGAACAGGATTTAAGTTAGTATAATTTCCAAATCCTGAGCCAGGATCCGTAACAAACAATTGGAATCTTGCTCCGTCCCATATTAAGTAATAAATTACTCCTGATAATATATCGTTTGCTGCCAATGGAATAAATCCACTAATATCAGATTTTTCAATTGGGAACGTTGCTAGTCCATCAACATTTAATGTAGATGCTCCGGTATTATTAAGCTGAAATTCTACTAAATATATTACCTCAGTATTGTATGCTGTAATTCCAGCAGTTGATGTTCCGACGTATGTACTATCACCTGTTGCATATACACTTACATTTTCTTGTGAGTTTGTTGAAATCGCTCCCGATCCCATTATAATAACTTTTACATTTGTATTATCTTCAGCTAATGTAATATCAACTGAATTTAATTGATAGTTATCTGCATGTCCTTCAACACGCTCATTGGTTGTAACATCTATAAAATCAATTACAACATTAAGTGTTTGTAAATTATGATCAATTGTAATAGGAACATCCGCAGTATAATCGTTTATTTCCCAATATGAATAATTAGGAATACTAGGTGCTCCTGGTCCTAAGTTAGGTCCCCAGTATGCATTACCATTTCCGTCAGCATGTAATATATAACCTGCAGATTCATTATTATCTACGAATTGAAATTGCCCAGGATTTAATACATCTCCGATTATTGCCTTTCCAACTGGTTTAAATTTAGCATCATCTCCAATTATCTCCCATGCAAAATCAGTCATGATGTCGTATGTATTACCGTCATCGTCTGTAAAGTATACTGTTGTATTAACAGGCTCATACTTAGTTTGATTTCCTGGAGGTCCTATCCAAAGTAGTCCCTGTCCATCTGGAATTGTCGGAATAACTAGTGGACTTCCTGCTTCTGTTAATAAATATAATCCATCAACTGGTGCAGTTAAGTTGGTTAAACTTACCCATCCTCTACCATCTAAATATCCTATAAAATCTTCTCCGAATTCTGGTCGTTGGTTTTGAACTCCAGTATAAATAACTTCTCCTGGAACTCCAACCTCTGGCCAATCGTTGAAATCTGTAAATCTATGTCTTTGTGATTCTGAAACTACTACTAATAATTCCTGTCCTTCTGCTTTACCTAATGAATTTATAGTAAATGTTGGAATTCCATCAAGTGTAAGAGAAAGTGTGTCTGTTACATCTACGCTTTTAAATGTACCTCTGTTTACTGAGAGGTTATTTAACTTCTCATCATACTTAATATTGTTTAAAAAAGTTAGATTTGCTTCGGATAAACTCTTAAAGTTTAAGTTAGTGACGTCTACTATCGAAGTTAAACTTGAGTTGCTTAACTGTCGTATTGATTCTAAGTTACTATATATTGACATCTAGTTATCCTAATTTTATTTTATTTATTAAAGATATCGCTAATAAGAACGACGAGAAATTAACATCTTATGTTTTATTTCAAGATTATCGTATCCTTATCTACTTCAGATGCAATTGTAAAGTTTCCTTTTGCAACTAAACAGTTTGTAAGTCTAGCATCAATCATATTCTTAGGGTCATTATCCAAGTAGCTATTCGATATTTCGTTCTCAGATCCGTGATACTTACATTCAAGTATTTTTGATCCTTTAATATAGTTTCCAGATACAATATCACAGTTTTCTAATTTAGAATTAGTAATAGTACAGTTGCTAAATAAGCAATTCTTTGCGTCTGCTTCAACAATGCAATTATAAAATTCAAAATTCTCTATAATTACATTCTTGTTTATCGTAGCATCTTTAACCTGAATTATCTTTCTTTCATTGTCGTAATTAATATCTGCTTCAGATACTCCTCCGAAAACTAATAATTCAAATATCTTTTCTCTAAAGTGATGATAGTTAGACTCAATTAAATAAGCCATTGACTTTAAATTATAGTATATATTAATGTCTGGGTAATTTGCTTTAAGATCCATCGGATATTTTGTAGCCTTTACTGTAGTCTTATATTCTTCAACTATTCTCTCAATCTTTCTTTTTTCATTTGTTCCGTATTGATAGTTAGTAGAAAGAGTTTCATATAATCTTCCGATTATTGTATTAATTGTGTTAGTTGCTTCTTGTTTCTTCTTTTGATAATCCTTTCCACCAATATAATTTATAGTTAAATACCCTTCTCCTAAATTAGAAAAGTCATGTCCAAAAAAGTCTGACTCTGGAAAATTAAAGGCCATCGGGTCCATTCTCTCAACTAGTGAAGAAGATATGAATGTATTATATGGATCCTTAGTACGAATATTAAAAAACTGATTCTGATTTATCTTATGTCGATCAGTTGAATCAGTATTCCAATCTTCAAGTATTGAATCTTCATCTAATCCAATTAAATACTTGAATCTATTAAGTTTGGAAATGTGTACACCAGATTCAATGTGTCTCTCATTTATAGAGATATTCACTTTAACTTCGCAACGATCATCAGTGTGCCCGAAGTGATCCACGATGTTCATGGTCTTAAGCATCGTATGCATAGCATCCTGATATGTCATAAATCCAGTTTCAAATACAAACATTTTCGTATGTGCACTGAATTTATTAGAAAGTTTAAATATTTCAGTATTAGGCTTGAAACTTTCATCTACACCCTTAAACCAGTTTACTTTCTTACCTAGGTTTTTAGATAGTTTTGACGCAAGGTCTCTTCTTCTAACCGGGGATTTAAACTCAAATGAAAATGATATCAATGCATTCTCATAAATTTCACGCTTATCTAGTTCTTTGTACATAAGAATTCACAATCTTTAATTTATTTATTTGATGCAATCGGTGTTAAATAAATATGAACGAGCCGAAACACCTTATTTTCAGTATAAATAATACAAATAGACAGGAAATCATAATGGCAACTAATACACAACTTGGAAACTATAAGATATTTAAGACACTTAAAGCAACTGTTGAGGATATACTATTAGATACAGTGCAATACCTATCTGGTAGATTTAATCAGAGTAAATCGGTATTTACTGCAGCGTCTCCATTTGGACAAATATTGATAGTTGTTGAAAATTTATCACAATTAATATTTTTTTACATCGAGGACGCAATTACAGAATTGAATATCAATGAAGCATCACGATTAACATCAATATACTCATTGGCTACTCTTGCTGGACATAGCCCAAGTAGAGCAGTATCAGCAGTTGGAGAAGTTTCACTATGTATAAACACAGATGCGGAAGAATTTCCAGTAGATTTCGTAATACTTCCAAACTTAACTAGACTTACATGCTCAAATAATGGATTGACCTATATACTAGATCTTCCACAGGATGAAGTTAAATTCTCTTTGAATGGAGATAATAACGGTCTAGCTTTAAATATAAGACAAGGGATCCTAGAGACACAGACTGTAATATCTCAAGGTAGACAACTTGAGAGTTTCTCAATTGGAAGTCCACAAAACTTCTTTATTGATAATTTCTTTGTTAATGTATATGTAAATGGAGAAAAGTGGAGAAAATATGAATCAATGTTAGATATACCAAGAGGAGCAAAGGGATATATCACTAAAACTGGAATTACAAGCGGATTAGATATATATTTTGGAAATATTTCATATGGATTAGTACCAGCACGTGGAGCTGAGATAATTGTAGAATATTTAGTAAATGAAGGACCAAGAGGAAATATTAGAACAAACGATCCAGCTGGAGTTAAATTCACATTCGAAGATACAGGATTCTCAATACTAGGTGAAGAAATAGAACTTAACGATTACGTAATTATTAACACTAATCACCCTCCGTTTTTTGGAGCAAATCCTGAGAGTTCTGAATTAACTCGATTAATTGCACCGAGAACATCAAAGAGTTTCGCACTAATTAACCCGGATCACTATGAAATTACATTAAGAAAATTAAATATGTTCTCAATGATATCAGTTTATTTAGATGAACTAGACAGTAGAGTGTTAAATCTATTTCTAGTACCTGATATTAGAAAAACATTTAGCAATCCGCAGGATTACTTTTCTGCTGACCTTGATAGATTTGCATTAGGAAATTATCAAAAATCAGAACTCCTTAGATATATTGAAAAGGGTGGAAGTAAATTAATTGGATCAGATATTAAGTTAGTTGATCCAATTATTACTAGATATGTTATAAATACATCAGTTATTGTATTTGATGATGTCTCAATAGATATTATTAAAAATGATATTTACTCTGCACTCGGGGATTACTTTGTACAGAATACTAGAAGAAAAAGAGTTCCTAAGAGTGATCTAATTAAATTACTTGAAGATATAAGCGGAGTAGACTCAGTTGCAATTACAATAGTTGCTAAGAATAACGAGGATGCTAAAAAACTAAACTCAGATGGACCCACAATTGGATTAGATGATTTCAATGATATTATTATAGGAACACAAGAACTTCCAATAGTACGTGGAGGATTCACTGATAGATATGGAAACGAATATAAAGAGGGAATATCTGAAGATTCATTAGGGGCAGTAAACATAAAAATAAATGACATAGTTCCTAGGCCGACTATGTAAATAAATAATAATATGGTAAAAGATAGCATATATAAACCAATTTTTAAGAGAAGGGAAAAGAGGTTGCACCGTGGATATGATTACAAGGATAAAACCATGGAAAATACTTTGTCTAATCAAATGTTTGGCGTAAATCCAGATCTAGATAAGTTTATCAAAAGTATAAATGACGTAGTGTACAATTGGATTGAATCAGTAAAACAAATTAAAATATTCGCAAATCCGGCAGTTGATAAGTATGAAAATAAAATTAACTAAATGTCTGACGGAAAAATTAGAAAAGAAACTCGAACCCATCTTAAGAATGAGATTGAATCTCTCTTAAGTACGATTAATTCTCAACCCAATGAAGATCTATTAATCGATAACGAACTCGCGGCTGAAACTAGAGCTCCAAGTCCATATGACTTTGAAGCAATGAGTGATGAATATACAGTTAAAGCAAAAGACATCACGGACTCTCTATTTAAGAATTTTGTAGATATTGGAATATTTGAGAAGAATGATTATGCTCGTCATAAGAAAGAACTCGATACTATTAACATATCCAATCTATTCTTTCAGTTACGAACTCTTAAAATAACCATTATGAAAGTAATGGAAGAAATTGCATCTGGAAACACACATCCTAGGTTATTAGAAGTAATGGGACAGTTGCAAGATAAGTTTGCCAACATTACAAAGATGCAGGCTAACTATATTCTATTCCTTGAAGATACTTATAAGAAACTTAATAGTGAAGCTCCAGCCAACCCGGATAGTGCTCATGTTGATTCAAACATAGATGAAGGACAGTTCTTTGTTTCGGTTGGAACTAAGAACGTAATGGATAACTTAAAGAGAGTAGAAGTTACCGACGCTGATCTAATTATAACAGACGATAGTTTAATTGATCCGTCTAATAAGGCACAACCTCTTAAAAACATAGACGAAGATATTACGATTGATGAAGACATAGATGACGACTTCATGGATCTTGATGAAATAATTTAAGAATATGAAAGATATAATGTCAAGTAGTGGAACTTTCTCGTCAATAAAGGTATCGGCCATCGGTGATGGTGGGAATAGCTATATATGGACTACTGAAAAGATCGATAAGCTTGTTCATGATATTAATCAAGGGGTGGAGGACATTAGAAAGCTTAAGAACTCTCCATTTAAAGATAATGATATTAATCTTAAGCGTGAAAAATTACCATTTGAATATACTAGACTTGAAATAACTGAACTTGAGAAATGTAAGTCGAGTCTATTATATTTTGTAATTAATTATTGTATTATTCAAACTCACGAGGGTAGAAAACTCGTTAGAGACATCGGAGGTCTTAGAGATTTCCAAGAGCAAATATTGCACACATACGACGAAAACAATCTAAATATATTAATGGCAAGTCGTCAAACTGGTAAGACAGTTACATCTGCGTTATATATGTTATGGTTCTTATTATTCCACCCAGAAAAGACAGCACTATGTGTCGCTGATAACTTTACGACGACGAAGGAACTTATTGAGAAATTTAAAATCGCACTTGAGGGATTACCATTCTTTATGAAACCTGGAATTGAAACAATTAACTCAAGTAACGTAAGATTCGATTCAAAATCTAGATTAGTTGGTCGTACGACGACTAAGAAATCGGGTATTGGTCTTACTGTTAACTTATTATATGTGGATGAGTTTGCTCATATTAACGAAGCTAACTTGAACGAGTTTTATAGAGCAATTTTCCCTACTGTTACTGCTGATCCGAATGGTAAAATCATATTGACATCTACACCAAATGGTAAGAATAAATTCTGGGAAATTTGGAAAGATGCAGTTGATGGAGAATCTAGATATGTTCCACTAAGAGTAGACTGGTGGCAAGTACCTGGACGTGGTGATGCTTGGAAAGAAGCAGTAATTGCCGATTTAGGTTCAGTAGAGGATTTCAACCAGGAATATGGACTACAATTCTTCTCTTCTGATAAATTGTTATTAAATTCAAGAGATCTTAAACGATTAGAAACAATTAAGAGATCATATTCACAGGTGAATCTAATTCTAGAAGAAGATTTAGCTCATATAAATGAATACTTATTCTTCCATAAAAATTATGAGAACAGAACACTTCACGATTTTAAGAATGATTTAGATAATTACGTATTCAGTATTGATACAGCAGATGGAATTGGAGCAGATTATTCAGTTCTTAATATCTATAAAGTAGTCAGTATGCCAATACGAGAATTAATGAAAAAGAAAGAAATCGTTAAGAATGAAATGGATGCAATTTCAATAGTTCAAGTAGGATATCTAAGAAGTAATGAACTTGATATTGGAGAATTCGCAACTGCATGTGAACATATAATATATAACGTATTCAATCCCGAGCAAACTAGAATAGTGTTAGAGCTTAATCACAAGGGAGATATTATACTTGATAGATTCAAAGAGAATGATAATTATTGGCCAGGTCAAATGGTTCATACTAAGCATACACAAGCAGCGGTTAATTTTAAACCAGGATTAAGATTAGGACCATCTAATAAGATTAAATATTGTGAGAAATTCAAATACTTAGTTACAATTAATCGAATTATCCCGAACGACGAATTTACGATTACTGAACTTCAGTCGTTCGGTAGATCTAAGGGTGGAGTATATCGTGGACAAAATGGAAATGACGATTTAGCTATGACATCCGTTAATATGTCATCTCTTTTTGAATCGTCTCAATTCTGGGATATAGCAGTGGAAACATTCGAGAGACAATCACCTGAATATGTTAAGCAACTTGAAGAGGATATATTTAGTATTCATAGAACCGGAGGAAAGAAGTCAGCATATGATTTTGATGAAATTAGAAGAATGAATGCGACACAAGATGGAGGAAAAGCAGTAAGTGGTAAAACTGTTAAAGTCGACGTATTTAATACTGATTCGTTGGCACATATGAAAAACTTACAAGACAAATTTTTTAAATCTTAATTTCAAAGTGGTATAATATACTTGCATTAACAATGCATAATAGAAACGACATGAGAAAATTACAATTCACAGGCGACGCCACTATTGAGGAAATATACGAGATTCACAAACGTGACATATATAACAATGTCTTGAAATTAATTAAAGAAAATTACCAAGATCTTGAAATAAATGAAATAGATGTGGTAAAAATATCTACACAATCAAAAGATCATGTGATTACTCTTACGAGAGATAAGTTTATTGCTAGTTTGAACCGATGCATTACCTTCTTTGAACAAACGGAGGAATATGAAAAATGCCAAGTTTGCGTAAACATGATCAATGAGATTAATCAATTTAAAAAAACAACTAGCAAGAATGGGATTTGAGAAAACAAACAAAATTATTAATGAAAGAATTCAAGAAATAGCACAAAAATTCGTAGATGACTCCATAACAGAAAGGGAGAGAAACGAATTAGCTTCTCTTGTATACCCTAAATTAAGGTATCATATTTGGAAGTTCTGTATGAACAATGACGATACTGATGAAGCGTTACAATGGACGCTTAAGAAAATATTTAACAATGTTGCTAAATTTGACTTTGAAAAGGGCAGGTTTACTACTTGGATCTATACAATAGCTCGAAATGAAACGTTATATTATCTTCATATGAAGAAGCGTAATTCATTTAGTTCATTTGAAGGAATCACAGATAATACAGACGTCGGAGGATATTCAGATGTAGATAATTTTAATGATTTCGAAGAAAACTTCAATTCACTTTATGATTTAACAATTTCAGAAATATATGGAATTGAAGATACTCTATTGCAAAATATTGCAGTTGATAAAATGATAAAGAAGGAGAAAGTAAAGTGTATTGCCGATAAATATTCTATTAACGAGAATACCGTTAAAACTAAACTCAGAAAAATTAGAACTGATATTAAAACCCGAGTTTTAGAAAAAAATCCTGAATTTAAGGAAACATTAAATCACATTTTTGAATTATGATACTACAAGACTACATTTACCCCAAGCGAGTGTTCAATTCACTCATTCTCGCATTAAAAGAGAAACAATACTTTAAGAAATACTCTGGTATATTAGATGACCTTGAAAGAGAGGGAAAACTTAAAACGCTAGGATTCCGAAAGGAAGACAGTATGTTATATATTGGAGTTAATCTTAATCCTGAATTATTAATGTACACTGATGATTCTAAAGAATCAGTTGAATTAAAATTCGTATCAGATGCAATGAGAAAATATACAGATTTCCTACAAAACGAAGGAATATTAGATGTGATCAAAGCTGATTATGAAAGAGTATTCACCGAGGATTTCTATGGATACGTCGTACAGATCAGGTTTGATTACAAAAACTATACGCCTTCTAAATTCAAATATGACATTGGATATTTTGCAACAATGTCGGCAATTACGATCGGAGGAATCATATTTACACTGCACAGTATACTTTAAATTTGCGAATAAATAATAAAAATACAAAATAAGATGAAAAATTTTCTAATTAAATATAAATTTCACATTATATGCACGTTATTGTTCATAGTATTCGTTAGATCATGTGGAAAATCAAGAGATATTAATAGACTTGAAAAAACTGAAGCTGCTAATACCGAAGTAGTAGACAGTCTACAAAGAGTAATTGACGTAAATATGTCAACACTAGATTCTATTCCTGAAATATTGAGAAAGGAAAAACTATCAATATACTTATCACTTGATGACACGATTTCAAGAGTAGATAGAACACCTCAATTAATGGGATTCCATGCTATAATTAAGGATAAAATAAAGGATCTTCAAAAATGATTAATTGGTTTAAGAATAATCGTGATGTCATAATTCGAAATTCATTCCTACTTCCAATATTACTGGTCGTAGTAATGTCAATTAGCCATGTTGTTAGTTGGTATGATCTAGGGAATCCAATTTCTTGGGCAATATATCTATCAGTCGCAATTGAGATATTTGCACTTGCTTCCGTATCAGCTGCATCGATTAAGATGAAACGAGGATCAATTTGGTTCTTATTCGGACTAGTTACGTTAATCCAAATTATAGGAAATATATTCTATGAGTTTAAGGATATTAATCCGACAGGTGAGAGTTTCATAGCATGGATGGAACTAATTCAACCTCTATTCGTAGATTGGGAAGTATTAGATCATAGACGCCTTTTAGCAACAATTCAAGGTGGAACTTTACCACTTATGTCACTTACTGCACTTCACTTCTATATTAAATTCAATGATCTTAGGGATTCGTCAAACGGTGATGCGCCTGATGAACCCAATGACGATGATATTATTAAAAGAGCAGATAAAATCAAAATTGATAGAGTGATGGCACAGGCAGCTGAGATGGGAGAGAAGCGTAAATCAGAAATGTCAGAAGAAGAATATCAAGACATGTTAGATGATGAACCGTCAGCTTTAGCATTTACTCAATATGAAATTGAAGAAGATCCTGAAGAGATTAAAGAATTAAATGAACTTGAGGAAATCAAAGAATTAGATAGAGCAGCTCAGATAGATGCTAAAATAGATGAGGAACTTAAAAAAGCATCAAGTGAACCAGATTTAATTAAACCTGAAGACGTTCACACTAAAGCTGAGATAAATAAAAATAAAGATTCACGTGAATCAACTCCAATATACTCAAAGGGGATTGATACTAAAACGGGAAAATTTAC